GTCAAAACCTTCTTCTCTTAATTCAGAAAGTCTTGCACCTGGAGATGCGATATCTAGTTTATCTCTTAGATCATCTGCAGTAAATGATTTACCATTTCCCCAGAATTTCGCTAAGATTTTTTGATTTTGAGTACCTTCTTTGAAAAATCTAGTACCCACTTTTGCTTTTACTTTTGGCATTTTAACTCCTTTGTAGTTATTATGTCAAATAGCATATTGCTATTTAAATACAATATTATACTAGTTTTGCTAATTTGTCAACCTTTAAAAACCCTTATACTTCAAGGATTTTTACTCTATTAAGCATAGTTTCTTTAGCATTTGAATACTTGGATAATTCGTGTTTATTAACTGTACCACGAATTTTAATGGTTTTATCTGAAATAATATCACTAATATCAGGTTGATCTCTCCACCAAAACTTAATAATATCTTTTTTAGCATAAACTGTAGTAATCATATATATGTCACTAGTTTGAATATATTTAACATCCAGCACTTTTACACTAATATTATAACGTTTGCTTTTTTCTCCAAAATATTGACTACTATGTTTCAAAGCAGACATCTTATCTTCTACTTTTTCACGTTTTTTATCAATACTTACACTATGAGGCAAACTAGCAATAATACTTACAGCAAATTTATTAATATCTGGGTCATTTAGTACTTTTGCAACGTTTTGCTCAAAATTGTTAAGATTATTAGTCATTTTCTTAAGCATCAACTTACCATTGATATTATCTATAAGAGCATTAGCCTCATCATATTGTTCTTGTGTGAATTTAACTCTTGTATCTAAATATTGTGCCATTATGACAGTTTTGTTGTCAAATGTCTCTATAGGATCGATATCTGGATTACTGTTATCCGTATATCCTTGCCCAGATCTAACAAAACCTTGCTTATTATGTACCGCAATAGCGGCACACATTACATCACTAACTGTACTATATGGAAATGGTGTTTTTCTAGTCATTTTGGACTCCACTGGAATTATTAAATCATTATCAAACATTTATTTATAAGTATATTATATAGCAAGACATCTTACTTGTCAACCGAAAAAGCCATCTTCCTCGTCAATTTTCGCCATTTGTTCTACTAACTGCTCACTTGATTGATTTTGCCAATCAGGAAAATATTTGTCAAGAAGTACATTATCACGCTCATAGTACTGTGTAACTGCATCTTTCATTGTTTGTGTATATTCTATTTCTAAAAATTCTTCTAGTTTTTCCAAATTTTTATTATGTAACCAATCTTTAATATCAATATACAATATACTATCAGTTGTATGTTTCATCTCTTTTGGCCATTGACCAAACCTATATGGTGGATGATCTTGACCTAACAAATGAGTCTTATCAAGTAATTTAATACATTGTAGTAATACTCCACGTCTTTCGTACATTGGATCTTTTGTGTATAATCTAACTACTGGCAATGTTCGTGTAGTTATGTGATCATGAGAGTTAGTTATAATTGGCTTACCATGCCAAGTGCTGTAATATTCTACAGTATCGTCAGTTTGATGTTTGTTCTCTAGTATTGGTCCTATTAAATCATAATCTGGATCTGATTCATTACGTTCAATAGCCTCGTAACTGTAAGCATTAAGTTTCTCTGAACGACAAAAGGATTTAAAATAATAAAATTTATCTGTATTAGTAACAATGTTACCAATAAAAAATTCACCGTGGAATCCACCTGGATACAATACAATGATACTTTTCATGTTATTCTCTATAACGAAATATCCTCTAACCCTGCCGCTCTGAGCTTAACAATGTTATTAATTTGAAATCCTTTAGCCTCTAGTGCTTTAATTATTCCAATGTACTTGTTTCGTACTAAACTAAAATCATTAATAAGATATTGTAAATCTACAACTTCTTGTTCGCCATCTACAAATTTATCTGCATCACGTGAACTAAGTGCTTTGTTATAACTTTCTAAAAACTTACGAAATGTTTGGGCTCGTAATTTACGCATCTCAGTATTGAGAAATTCAAGTATTGCTTCAACTTCTTGCAGTTGATTGAACCTATGCTCTACAATACCTGGCATTTCTCTACTGTGCTTTTCTAATATACCTTTCATACTACATTCAAACCTTGCTTCTTCGATTTGTTTCTCAAAGTGTGTAATAGCAGGAACTATTTCTCCCAAATTAGATGTAACTTTACGATACCATGTACTCATTAGTAATCCATTTCCTCATCATTTTCGTCATGCTCAGAATAAATATCATCTTCCTCTTCTTCTTCAGAGAAATGAAGATCTAATGCTTCTGCTAAGTATTCACAATGATCTGCTATTTCTTTGTAAGCTGGTTTAAGATCAAATCCAAAATCCTCCATATGATTTAAAGTTTTACGAGCCCATTCTAGCTTATCTTTGTCTGCTATAAATTCTTGTGCTTCATCATATAAATTAAAAATAAATTCAAAATCTCCATCAGTTAAGTTCATACATTTTCCTCCGTAGTTTCTTCAGTTTTTTCAGCATCAGCTACTTCATCGTCATATTCTGACATTATTGTATCTAATGCACCATCTTTATTTGCATTCCATGGTTTACGAAACATTTTAATTATTTCACCTGTTACAGGACTAGTGTATTCTAAACTATTTCCACTTTTAACTAGCAAACCTTTTGCTTCAAAAAAGTCTGTTAGTCCACTATGCACACTCATACCTGTTTCATATGGAATTTCAACTTGCACTGATTCAAATGGTTTTGCATAACGTGATTTCATTACTTTACACGCCGCTCTAATTCCAAATACCTGACTAGTTTTATTTCCATCAGCATCTATTTTTAATTTAAGTTTCTTCATTGCAATAACAATACTTGATGCATATATAAATCCTTGTCCGCCAGATATCTTATCATCTGGATCAAACATATCTTGTGATGCATATGTATGGTTAGTTGCTAGTAATCCTACGTTGTATTGTCCAAACATATTAACTGTGTTACGTACTAATGATGTGAGTGCTTTAGGTTTACGACCCATATCACCCTTCATATCACCTTTATTAAACTGATCAACATCTGTTGGAGTTAGTAGCATACCCAACGAATCAACTACAAATAACACTTTAGGTCTTTCATCTGATTCTGAATCAGCATACTCTGCCTTGTAATCTTTCATAAAGTCACTAATTGTTTTAGCAACATCATCAATCATACTCATGTTTAATTTTAGTAGTTTTTCTGGGGCTGTGTCTACGTTCAATGCATGTAGCCATTTCTCATCGAGTGCGTTTTCCGAATCAATAAGAATAACAAAAATGCCTTGGTCTTGTGCCGCTTTAACTACGTTACCTGCGGCAATAAATGATTTACCTGCACCGCTTTCGCCTGCAAGTACTGTTACTTTACCTAATGGAATGCCTTTGTTAAAGTCATTGCTAATAAGTTTGTTTAATGTGTAATTTCCGGTACTAATCCAAGTATCTGGGTCGTTGAATCCAACGCTCAATCCAGGAACACTTTTAGTAATACTTTTTCGGAATTTACTTACGTCAAATGGTCTTGCCATAATTTTCTCCTTCTAAGAGTGGGGGATTTTACCCCCCACTAATTTATATTACTTATTGTTTTCTATTTCTAATAGCTGTCAATATGTCCTGAGCACTCGGTGTTTCAGTTGGCGTTGCAGTTGCAGTAGCCATTTCTGGCTCTTTTGTTTCTGCTACTGGAGTAGTTGCCGCGACTGGTGTCGTTTCTACTACTGGTGCCTCTGGTGCTGGTGCTGGTGCTGGTGCTGTTGCAGTTGTTGCCTCAGGTGCAGTTGTTTTTGCTCCTGTTGCCAACGGTGCATCTACACCAAATGGACGATAGTAAGAACCAAAACGAGCTGGATCATACAACTGCCCATCAACACTTGCTTCGAACATTTCGAATATAGCATTTAGAGTTTCAGCGTCTGGTCTTTTAGGAAGATAATCATTTAAATTATACAAACCGTGTTTTGCAATTGCATCACGTTCTGCTTGATCTAAACTACGCTCCCTACGAGCCCAATTAGATGTGCTGTAATCAGCATATTGACCTTTGGTAGATTTTTTAACTGTAAAATCTGTACCTGCTTCATAGTCAGTTGGAATTTCCTGAAATTCAGGATCCATTAGTGCTGAACTAATAATTTTATAAATTTGAGGTGAAATTACAAAACGTCGAATTGGATTTTCAGGAACTGTGTCCTCTTGCAATTCGCTTTGTGTTACAAATCCTTGAAAGATGTAAGAACGTTTCTTCCAATATTTACGACCCATGTCTTCCATAGTAGGGTCTTTAAACCAAGGACGAATCTCTGCGTGAACAGGACATTGTTCGCCCCACATTTCAACGCATGGAACTTGTACTGTTACAGGTTTAGTTTCGTCTTGACCTTTTACACCTGGAAATTGCAACCGAATCATTTGTCGTTCTTTCCAAAAGAACGTATTACCTTCGTCTGCGTCTGGAAGGAAACGTAGTGTTGCACTAGTTCCTTCTGGAATATTCCAATGTGTGAAAATGGCGTTATCGCCAGTTGTGTTGGAGCTTGAGCTCCTTGATTCCTGTGCTTGTAGTTTTGCACGGATTTCTGCTAAAGATGCCATAATGTTTCTCCTTTATTAGCCTTTAATAGTTTTTCGTGTAATCTATTGATTACTTTTGCCTTTAGTTGCCTATACAGTATACAGTTTATAGTACTTACTGTCAAGTACTTTTTTGAAGAAAATTATGAAACTTTTCTTCGTAAACCAGTTAATATCGTTTCAGCAATGTTTTCAGTTTCAACTTCTTTTTCTTTTGCTGGTACTTTATTCTTCTGATCCAAGTATTTTACAATCTTAGCCATCATAATAACATGCTGATTCGGCAAGTTATACAATTCACTAGATATTTGACTTAGTAAATTAAATACTTCGTCATTTTTACTATTCATTGCGAGATAAGATAACATTGACACTAACTTAGCCATTGCACCCTGTCCACCTGAGTATTTAATTGGATCTTCATTGTCAGGATGTTCAGGATCATTTGGATCAATGTTAAGCTGAAAATCTTCCTTGTCTTTAATCATATCGTATACACGATGGATATTAGTTTTAGTTAGATCTGTCATGCTATCTTTCTCTTTTACAATACGGGCTACTGTTTCTAAGACCGCATCCATATTCGCAGTCTTAAATGTATTGTACATGAACTTGTCAGTTATGTCAACCGCTTCTTTATCATTTTCTTCTACAATCGCAGTAGATTGAGCCTGATAGGCGTTATAACCTCTAGAAGTTTGTAAACGTTTAACTGTACTCTTAAATTCTTTTAATTTCTCTTTAATAGTTTCAACGATGATTTCATTTCCTTCGTTAACTAATTTGTGTGAACGCACATGTCTCAAAAATTGAGTACATTGCGATACTTCTTCAGATAATTTTATAATTGATTCACCAATTGCATCATATGGTGTCCCACCATGGCTTACATGATTGGCCATAGCTCTTGCACCTTGTAAATATTTAAATGGGAATCTAAATCTTTCACCTGCACTATTTTCTACAAATAATGCTTTAATATTTCTACTTCTTGCACCACGTTTTTCTTCATTTACAGCCGCTGAGTGCCTAATAATAAGTTTAGTTGCCTCAGGTAACTGTATATAACTTGTCTTAATACTTCCTGTTGCACGTGAATAACCTTCCATAATTATTTTATGGTTTTTATCATTTTTATTATGAACATCTGCTACAATAGCATCACCAAATCTAGATAAAACTACTATATCACTTGATTCAACTAGAGTTATTTCTTTTGGATCAAACTCTTCATCTTCTTGTTCTTCTGTTGAACCTTGTACAAGATGACCTGGAACATAACCTGCTCTATCAAGCATATCTTGTGGAGTATAAGTAACACTACCTTCTCTGTTAATAGTATCAACTGCTTCTTGAGCAAAACCCATATAATCTTCTTCTTGTGAAAAATACCAGCTCATAAAGTCTTTGAAACTTACTTTTAATTCGCCAGCTTCAGTAACTTTTTTAGATTCATTTTGATCTTCTGCCCACTCATATCTTGGGTCACCTGCTTTAAAACGTTTCCATGCTTCAGTGTTATTATCTTTGTCAGCATTTGTTACTTGCATTTTACGTGCTTCGGGATCTTCTTCTAATGCCTTAACACCTGCTAATTCTTTTAATCTTCCAACTGCTTCTTTCATATCATATGCTTCCAAGTGTGCTACACCTGGTGCCTGCATACCTTGTTCACTCCAATGAACCTCTTTACCAACTAGTTTACTAATTTCTTTTTCAAATCCAGAGTCTGTATAAATTTCCCAAGGACCATTATGCTCAACATGTACTTGTGTGTAACCATCGTCATCTGTTTCAACTGTAATATCTGAAACTTCAATATAATCACTTTCCCACATCTCGTCTTCAATCCAACGACTATCACCTGCTAATTCAACTTCTTCT